CTAATTCATCTATCACACGTTCTATGATACTTGTATCACAACTTCCGTTCTCAGCTTGTGGTGTAGGCACACAAATGTAATTAATTTCTGTATCGCATACGTCTTGTATTTTTGTTTTTAATTTTATATCATGTACAACAACATTGTGTTTTAGAAATTCAAAACCTTTTTTATTAGCACTACCAACTGCTCCAACTCCTACTATTCCAATTTTCATAATAAACTCTCTACAGTTTTTCTAAGTCCATCTGCTATGGGTGTGTAATCTTTAAACTTGGTAATAGATTTTACTTTTTTTGTGTCCGGACATCTACGTTTTGCACTGCCCTTTGGTCCGTCTAATATTTCTAATTTTTCAGGATTTATTCCCATTATTCCCATTATCATTTTAGCTACTGTAAAAATTTGTGTTTCTTGTTGTCGTCCTATATTTACCGTGCAATTTTTAGTTTTATCTATTACTAATTGTGTCATTTTAATTGCATCGTCGATATAACAAAAACTTCTAGTATCATCTCCTTTTATATAATATTTTCCTTGCTTACACCGTTCTACAAATTCGCTTATAAAATGATCTTTTTGCCCAGGACCATATATGTTAAAATATCTAATAATAATGTAATCTAATCCACTGTTAGCTACTAGATTTTCTCCTAATGCTTTAGGTAAACTGTAACTCCATCTTGGATTATCTATGTCTTGAAACATGATAGGCACATTCTCGTCAGTGGGTACAGGATATAATCCTTCATCTACTGCTCCGTTAAATATTTCGCAAGTGCTTGTAAAAACAAATTTTGTTTTTGTATTTTTATATTTTTTTATTAGATTAAATGTAGGTAAAGTGTTGTTAAAACTTACTTCAGTGGGTGTTTCATAAAATAATCTTGTTCCGTTTGTAGCCGCCATATGAACTAATATATCGCAATCAGGCATGTGTTCGACTACACTAGCACTACATAAATTGTGTCCTGATTGTATATCATATCCTTTTGCATTAGATATAGAATTAAAATAATGACTTCCTATAAAACCTTTATGTCCTGTGACAATGTATCGTTTAGACAATTTTTAATTTTTCCTTACGTTTCAATGCTTTACCATAATGTTTATCTCTTACAGTTTTCTTTGCACCTTTGTAATGTGCTATGTATCCGTTCAATGCTTGATCAAAATGTGTTTTAGTAATACCCGGAGGACTAATATTTTGATTGGATATTTTTCCTTCTTTTTCCATTTCAATTCTTACAGCATCAAAAACATGACAATCTAGCTGTGCTTCTAATTCATAAATTTTGTTTGTATCATAATAACTTTTGAATCTTTCAAAATATTCACTAGCATAATTGTGTCTCATATCAAATACTAAGAACCCTGTTTCAGTGTAAGTGCCTTCACGTCCTAGATATGCTACAAATTTTCCTTTAGGCAAAAAATTTTGAATATAGTTTGGAGTTATTTTTGATATTATTTCTGTGTCTGTATCTAGCCAGCATAGTAAATCAACATCTTTTGTTTTTGCGGCATGATATAAGCAATAACTTTTATGACTAAAACGAACCGCATCAAACATAAAGTTGCTAGGAGACTTATCTTTGTTTCTATTTTTAAATTTTGTTAGATCTGGTATTGATTTTTCTAAACGTTGATTTGTGATATTTGACTTTAATTTAATATCTACATTGTCTGTATAGAAAAAAACATTTATGTTTTCGTCTATAAATTTATGAACACTCTCTACAAACCAGTGTCCATATTCTTTATAACCGTTATCACTGAAGGTAGTTACAATTCCAATTTTCATATGCACTCTTTCTATAAAGTAGCATCTTCCATACCAGCTACTCTTAACTTTACTATATTAGTTATCTGCCATTGCTTTTGATCAAGTGCTTTCAAGACTCCTAACCATTTATTGCGTAAAAGTGCAAATTCATTTATAATTTTTTCATAGTCAACAACATCAGCTTCACCATCAACATATTTTTCAACATCTCGACTAGAAAGAGCTCTTTGATAATTTTCAAGGTATTTTTTAAAATAAGAACTACGCAATCTGCGTAGTTCTATATTCATGTAATTTAAAATTGCTTCTATTTCTTGTAATTGATTAAAACGTTGTTCAACTATACCTGGCATTTGTGCAGATGCTTTTTCAACATTACCGACAAGTTTTACTTCTTTTTTTGCTAAAGAAAGTTCGTTTTCGAAATGTTTTATAGCTTCAGGAATCTTAGCTATATCTCTTGATATTTCGCTATACCAACCCATTTACACTATTCATCCCATTCATATTCTTCTTCATACGGATCTTCATCTAAATCAAGATAATAATAAATTGCATTATCTAAATAATTACAACTGCCTAATGCACCTTTAAATGCTTCGTCATCAGCACCAAAGTCTGCACATACTTCAACATATCTTTCAGCACAAATTTCCATCTGTTTTTTATCAATATTGTCTTTAAAAACAGACCAGATGTCTGCAATTTGCTGTTCATCCATTTGGTTATTCCTCCTCGCTATCGAGGGTATTTACCAATTTGTCAGTAATTGCGTCTTCTATTAAGTTACCAGTATAGTCCTTCATTACAGTATCTAATAAAGAACCGTCCCAGTTTTTTCTATACTCTTTATGCTCTGTACCATTAGATGTAATGTATTTTAATCTATTACCATCTTTAACTAATAGGCCTTTTTTCTCAAAAAGATCAACTAGGCCACTGTAAGGATTCATGCCTGTTTCGTATGGAATTTTAACTTGCACTCCTTCAAAGGGTTTAGCATATCTTGTCTTCATAACTTTACAACCTGCACGTATACCTCTGACATCACTTACTTTGTTTCCATCCTCGTCTTCTTTAAGTTTCAGTTTTTTCATTGCAACTACAATACTACTTGCATAGATAAAACCTTGACCTCCTGATATCTTATCATCTGGATCAAACATATCTTGAGATGCATATGTATGATTAGTACAAACTAAACCTACGTTATGCGAACCTATCATATTCACTGTGTTACGAACAAGTGAAGTAAGAGCTTTAGGTTTTCTACCCATATCGCCCTTCATATCACCTTTGTTAAACTGATCTACATCTGTTGGAGTCAGCAACATACCTAAGCTATCTATTACAAATAAAACTTTAGGACGATCTTCTTCTTCCATTGCTTTGTAGTCAGTCATAAAAGTACTGATTGTTTTTGCAACATCATCAATCATTGACATGTTTAACTTTAACAACTTGTCTTCACTTGTATCAACAGATAGTGCATGTAGCCAAGATTCATCAAGTGCATTTTCACTGTCAATTAGTACAACAAATATGCCTTGTTCTTGTGCCGCTTTTATAATATTTCCTGCACAAATATAAGACTTTCCAGCGCCTGATTCTCCTGCAAACACAGTTACTTTACCCATTGGCACACCTTTATGAAAGTCACCACTAATAAGATAATTGAGTGCATAGTTACCTGTAGAAATCCAATCAGTAGGATCGTTAAATCCTGCACTCATACCTGTAATAGATTTCGTTAATTGTGTCCGAAACTTGCTCGGATCAAATGATTTTGCCATTCGTATCTCCTAAGTAATAAGGTAGTAGCATTACACTACTACCTTTATATTTTTAGCCATTTTGCCTTGCACGGATCATTTGTAAAATGTCCTGTGCATTACCTTCAGATGCAGTTGCTTCTTTTACTGGCTCTTCTGCTTTTGGAGCAGGAGTAGTTTCTGTAACTTCAGCTTTTGTATCTGTTGCAGTTGTCTCTTCAGTTCTTGAAGTAGCAGTGCCATTAGTTGATGCCGAATTTGGATCACCTGTTCTAGCACTCATACCAGCTGGACGAAAATACTGTGAAAACTTATCTTCGTCATATGCTTCGCCGTCTACAGACGCTTCAAACATTTCCTGCATGACTTTTACTTCTACTTCGCCTGGCTTCTTAGGAAGAAAGTCGCTTAAATTAAACAACCCGTTTGTATTTACAGCATTCATCTCAGCATCGCCTAGTGGACGTTCTCTACGAGCCCAATTACTTGTGCTGTAGTCTGCATAACCACCTTTTGAAGTTTTGTTAAGACGAAAGTCTACACCAGCAGTATAATCTGTTGGCAGTTCTTCCATATCAGGATCCATAAGAGCCTGTTTGATAATTTGGAAAATTTGAGGACCAATAATAAAACGTCTAATTGGATTCTCTGGAGTAGTATCCTCAGATAAAGGATTATCTACTACAAAACCTTGGAAAAGATACGAACGCTTTTTCCAATACTTACGACCCATGTCTTCCAAACTTGGATCTTTAAACCAACCTCTAACTTCATTAAGAATATTACAAGTTTCGCCATACATTTCCATACAAGGAATCTGTACTTGTACAGGACGACTATCAGTCTGTCCTTTTATACCTGCAAACGGAAGTTTAATCATAAGACGCTCTTTCCAAAAGAACGTATTAGTTTCATCTCCATCAGGAAGGAACCGGAGTGTTGCACTCTCGCCTTCTTTAATATTCCAGAAAGGGTAAATTGCGTTGTCGCCGCCGCCTGTGTTTGAACCACCTTGTCGTGATTCTTGCTCTTTGAGCTTTGCTCTAA